AATTCGTCGTGATATAATTATGCCGTTATTCGGACAAAATACAACACTAGTCGAAATTGCCGAAGGTCTTAAATTAAAAGACCCAACAAAGTTAGTTACAGATTTTGCTCCGTTTACACAAGCAATGCTTGCTGGTGATTCTCCGATCACAGAGAAATCTGCAAAAAAAGCACTAAAAAATATCGATCCTAAAGATCAAAAGTTACTGGAAAGTAATATCTACGAATTAAAAGTATCTGATATTCCTGATCTTGTCGGACAATTATTTGTTGGGATTAAGTATGGACAAGATGGTACAAACGTTGCTATGAGCGTTGCAGTGCGGACGAAAGATGGACGTTTTTTTGTCGAAGTTATAGATTGTCAATCAGTGCGCAATGGGAATGACTGGCTAGTAGCTTTTCTGCGTAGTGCAGATGTGGCCCAAATCGTTATTGACGGTGCAAGTGGTCAAAAGATTCTAGATGAAGAATTGAAGGACTACAAAATTAAGAATGTCATCTTACCAACCGTTAAAGAGATCATAGTGGCAAATGCTCTTTGGGAGCAAGGTATTTATCAAAAAAATATCTGCCATGCTGGACAACCATCTCTATCAAAAGTGGCTACTAACTGCGATAAGCGAAATATTGGTTCAAATGGTGGTTTTGGTTATCGCTCTCATTTTGACGATATGGATATTTCTTTGATGGACAGCGCTTTGCTTGCGCATTGGGCTTGTGTAACCACTAAACCTAAGAAAAAGCAAAAAATCAGTTATTAAAAAGTAGCAGTCTAAGAACTGCTTTTTTTGATGATAAAATTACCGAACTGCCGGGAAAGCAGGAGAAAGGAGACATGAGAATGTCAGAATTTAAACCAATTACTACACAAGAAGAATTTGATGTTGCTATTAAGGCCCGCTTATCTCGTGAGAAAGAGAAATACGGAGACTATGACCAGCTCAAATCTCGTGTTACCGAATTGGAAGAAGAAAATATTAGCTTGAAGTCAACTATTGAAGCTAATAAGCAAAGTAAGGATGATTCAGACAAGCAGCTTGAAGAAATGCAGAAGCAAATTGCTGGTTATGAGACAGCTAATCTGCGAACTCGGATTGCTTTGCAAAATGGATTACCTTATGACTTGGCTGATCGCTTGCAAGGTGCCGATGAAGAAAGTTTAACAGCAGATGCGGAGCGTTTGGCATCATTCATTAAACCCATTGGACATGTCGCACCAATGCGGAACCTAGAGCCTGCTCTAGAAAAAAATGAAGACACATCTTATAAAAACCTAGTACAAGGTTTAGTTTTTGAAGAATAAAGGAGTAATATTATATGACAGATCAACTATCAAAAGGTACATTATTTGACCCAATGCTTGTGACGGACCTCATCAACAAAGTTAAAGGTCACAGTTCATTGGCTAAATTGTCTAATCAGCAAGCTATTCCGTTTAATGGATTAAAGGAATTTACATTCTCATTAGATTCTGATGTAGATATCGTTGCAGAAAACGGGAAGAAAACACATGGTGGCGCAAGTCTGGAACCTGTAACTATTGTGCCTATTAAAATTGAGTATGGCGCTCGTGTATCTGATGAATTCATTTATGCATCAGAAGAAGCCAAAATCGACATGTTGAAATCATTTAATGAAGGATTCGCTAATAAAGTAGCTCGTGGTATTGATATTATGGCTTTTCATGGGGTCAATCCACGTACTAAACAAGAGTCTACAGTAATTGGTAATAACTGCTTTGATAAAGCTGTTACCCAAACTGTTAATTTCACGGATAGCAATCCAGATGCAAATGTTGAAGATGCAGTGAAAATGATTCAAGGAGCTGATAATATCGTTAGCGGTATGGCAATGGATACTACATTTGCAAGTGCACTTGCTAGCATGAAGAATGCAGCTAATGAGCGCCTTTATCCAGAATTGGCATGGGGAGCAAATCCAGGTGCTATTAATGGTTTACCTGTAGATGTAAATACAACAGTTGGACTTAATGTTGGGACAAACAAAGATGTTGCTATTGTTGGCGATTTCGCAAACATGGTGAAATGGGGATATGCTAAGCAAATCCCACTTGAAGTTATTCGATATGGTGATCCAGACAATTCTGGCAAAGACTTGAAAGGTTATAACCAAGTATATCTTCGTGCTGAAATTTACCTAGGATGGGGAATCTTGGACAACAATAGTTTTGCTCGTGTTGTGAAAGCGGGGTAGTATATGGAATACATTAATGTAAAAACAGGGGCCACTATTGTTACTGAAAATGCAATTAGTGGAGGCGATTGGGTTCCAGCTGATCAAGTTGAAAAAAATGTGGATTCCCAAGAAGAAGCGACAGATAGTCAGGGAGACCTGACTGTCTCCCAAATTAAAACCCGCCTAGATGAGTTGGGTGTTAAATACGATAAAGGAGCTAAGAAGGTTGACTTGCTTGCTCTTTTAGAACAACATGAAGGGTAAATAAAATGACAACATTTGCAACAGTAGAAGACCTTGAAACTTTGTGGCGTTCTTTAAAATTCGATGAACGGAAGAGAGCAGAGGCGCTGTTGAAAATAGTGTCAGATTCTCTTCGTGAAGAAGCTAAGAAAGTCAGCAAAGATTTAGATAAGATGGTGCTTGACAGCCCGTCTTATCAAAGTGTTGTGAAATCTGTTACGGTGGATGTGGTTGCTCGTACATTAATGACATCAACCGATCAGGAGCCAATGACACAAATGGCTGAGTCTGCTATGGGATATTCTTTTAGTGGCTCTTATTTGGTGCCTGGTGGTGGTTTGTTTATCAAAGAGTCTGAACTGAAAAGGTTAGGCTTCAAAAAGCAAAGATATGGGGTGATTGATCTTTATGGGACGAATTAAAGGTATTACGATCACTCTTATAGAAACCGTTGAGAAAGGAAGGGATGACTTTGGTCATCCCATTTTTGAGGAAGTTGAAACTTTGGTGGATAATGTCCTTATATCTCCATCTTCAACGGATGATATCACAAGCCAGATAAATCTAACTGGACGGAAAGCAGAGTATACTCTAGCAATACCAAAAGGTGATCTTCATGATTGGAAAGATAAAGAAGTTTTATTTTTCGGTAAGAGATGGAAAACTTTTGGATTTCCTCTTGAAGGGATTGAGGAGATGCTTCCTTTAGCTTGGAACAAGAAGGTGATGGTAGAACGCTATGAGTGATATTAAGTTTAAACTCAATCGTGCAGGAGTGGCTGAATTAATGAAATCTGCCCCTATGCAGAGCATCCTTTCTCAATATGCATCTGATATTCAAGCTAGATGCGGTGATGGATATGTAAAAGATATTCATGTAGGTAAAAATCGTGCTAATGCAATGGTTAGTGCAAAGACCTATAAAGCTAAGAAGGACAATATGAAAAACAATACTCTTTTGAAGGCGGTGAATTAAATGATTGAAATTGTTATCAAGAAATATCTTGACGGTCATTTATCGGTACCGTCTTTTTTTGAGCATGAAACAAACATGCCACAAGAGTTTGTAATCCTTGAAAAGACTAGGGGAGCCAAGAAGAACCACGCAAAGACTGCAACCTTTGCTTTTCAGAGTTATTCAACAAGCATGCAGAAAGCTGCTGAATTGAATGAGAAACTAAAACAAGTTATCGAAAACATGGTTGAACTGAATGAGATCAGTGGAATCCATCTAAACAGTGATTACAATTTCACAGACACAGAAACTAAAAAATATCGTTATCAAGCGGTATTTGATATAAATTATTTTTAAGAAATGGAGAATGGAATGGGATCAGAAACTCAAACTACTCAAACAACATCGTCATCATTAGTGACGACAGCAAAACCTAAAATTGGGGGTGCAATCTATTCAGCACCTAAGGGAACTCCTCTACCAACAGATGCTACAACCGCCTTAAATGCTAAATTTCTATCTCTAGGATATATCTCAGAGGATGGCTTAGAAAACGAAAATAGCCCTGAATCTGAAAACGTTAAGGCATGGGGTGGTGATATCGTACACTCCTCACAAACAGAAAAACCCGATACATTCACTTATACATTAATCGAGGCATTGAACGTCAATGTTCTTAAGGAAGTGTACGGTGCGGATAATGTAACTGGGGATCTTAAAACAGGTATCACTATCAAGGCTAATTCAACAGAATTAACTAGCCATTGCGTTGTGGTAGATATGGTATTGAAAGATGGTACTATGAAACGTATTGTTATTCCTGAAGGAAAAGTAACGGGTATCGGAACTATCTCTTACA